GTGGTAGAATGCAGGAGTCAATAGTTTGTGGTCGGTATTTCTCGACCCAAAGAAAATCAGTCATCAATATTCCTTACTAGAGTTAGGAAACCATTATATAAGAAAAAAGAATGGGGGTCAAGCCCCCATTTTAATATTAGTCACTTACTGTTTTAGCAGTGAGACCTTTAACATATGTAAAAGAGCATCCTTGAAGAAAATATGCTGTGTGTTGAAGAATGTCTTTCAGTTCATCTTCATTTGACCGAAAAGTAGAAGAAACATCATTCACGCAATCATGGTTTTCATACCGACGCATAGTAAGCGTGTATTCGGTGTAAATACCATCATCATCTTCATCCCAACGACCCATAATTTATTCTTCCTCTCCGTCTTCATCAAATTCAATTTCTTGTTCACGTTCTTCTGTCTGTTGAACCAGTTGCACACACTGGTCTCGGAGTTGACCTACAGTAGAAAGTTCTTCACCTTTAAAGGCACCACGCTGAGTGATAGCATCAATAATGGCAATAGAAGAACGAGAAACTTTCGTTGCTAGATCATAATATTTAGAATCATTCATTAATCATATTTCCTTTAGTTTTTCTCTAGAGCAATCCAGTATTCAAAGGGCTTACTGGAATTAGTAAACTTACTAATAAGTTTAGATGAAACTTCTACCTGATAATCACCAGATACAAGTTTAAGATTATCAATGTTGATACTTAGTCGAGTTGTATCTTGAACACTACCAAAGTTCCCATCTACAGACACACTATAAGCATTAGAACTAGGGTTCTTTAAATCAACAATTGACAATTTCACTTTGCCTTCACCACCATTCTCAATAAGAACAGTTTTATGTCCGAAGGCTTGGGAAGCTTTGCGCAGACCAGAAAGAACAGGTTCTGTCAAAATAAAGCTTACTTCACAAGGAGGCATCATAATATCCTTGTCTGGCGCACTTGTAAGCATTTCCACATCAGAATAAAAATACTTAATAGAAGAATTTTCACCTTGAATAAGAAGGTGTTTGTCTTCATAAGAAACAGAAGCACCTTCAATCAAACTCAATGCGCTCATAAGTTCATTGACATCATAGATACCAAATTCCTTTGGCATAGGTTCTGGGGATGTTGCCTTTGCCATTACATTCTTGGCATCAGAAACAGTGCGAACAACATTGCCTTCACGAAAAACAAGGTTTGAGTTGATGGTGCCGAAATTGCGTAAAATTTCGAGCATTTGAGTATTCATGGTAATTAACTCCGATTTATTGTGTGTATAGTATATTTATTCAATATCGAACTTTTCTTCATCTAAATCATGCACATGCAAAGCCATAATAGCATAGTGTGCAATCTTCATCAAGTCATCACGATTGCGACCATTCTTTTTACCGTAACGTTGTGCATACTTCATTACGTTTCCTAGACAGAATCCCATCCCATGACCAGAATCAATAATGAATTCTGTAGCCTGAAACTTTTGCTTAGAGTAATGCCCTTTGTATGTAGAAGCAATATACTCTTTTAGCTGATTAATGATAATGTCTTCACTGTATTTCATAACGAACCTTTATAGTTTCAAAGTTAGAATTGTATTATATCTCATCCCCAACATAATGTCAAGAACTTTCTAAGTAGTTAAACAGGACATTATCTTTGGATTGTTCTTTTTTAGATTTACCACGTATTTTATCTAATACACTATTGTCAGAAAATTTCTTATCTGGTGTAGTCTTCATTTGATCAGATATTTGTGTAGTTAATAGAAAATCATCCGGAGTTATAATTTCTGAATTATCAATCGAATTAATCCGTTTTTCACATATTTTAAAATATTCTGAATCTTGTTCTATTCCAATAAAATTTCTTTCTGTCATTTTTGCTGCCACACCACATGAACCACTACCCATAGTAAAATCCAACACAGTGTCTCCTTTATTACTGTATGTCATAATCAACCAACATAGAATACTAACTGGTTTTTGTGTAGGATGAACAGTCTGCTGTGCGCTAAAATTTCTACTAGAATGCAATATACTTTTTGGATACCGAGTACCTTCATTTGAAAAACTGGTTACAACTTTTTTACCAAATCCATATCCATGTGAATTTCGTTGAGAGCCATAACCGTTTTCTTTATCTTTTGCCTCACGTATGTATGCTTGACCTTTTTCCATTATTGGATTATATATACCAGTCTTCTTATTGAATATCATAATATTTTCATGAACCTTATTCGGTCTATATTTTGCAAGACCAGGCGAACCGCATTTGTTCTTGTTCCAAATAAGTTCATATTTAAAGTTTTTAATATTACTACAAATTAATAGACTAGAAAAGGGCTGACTGCCAAACATAACAATATTAGCATCTTCTTTGCATACTCTATCTAATTCTTTCCACATGCGGTTAAAGTCAAGTGTTTCGTCCCAAGAAATTGTTGTAGTACCATAAGGAGGATCGACACATACCATATCAACAGATTGTTCTTCTAGTTCCTTAAACGCTTCAAAACAATCTGCATTATACAAGTTTAATTTCATACTGATCCATCTTTCCAATCATCATACACTGCTATACCGACACTCCACTGTGCCGCCTTGCTAGCCCAACAACGAAATACACCGTCAGTGATTACATCCTCAAACACTTCATCGAATGGACGATCACTCGGCTCGCAGTTGTGTTCCTTTCCCCAACATATCTGTAGATTGTTGGTTGGGTTCTTACCCCAATGTTTAATCTGCTTAACACCTCGGACAATAACGTGGTTGAAGTCGTTCTTATCAAGTGACAGATACCAGTAATCTCGGGGTGTGTCTGCCTTGTGCTTCATAACCAACTCAGCAAACTTGTTGTCCGAGATTTTTTTAGTAATCTTCTTCTCTTGGTAGTCTTTGATGGTAAGGTCAGTGAGAGCCCAAAGGATACCTAACTTCGAAAACGCATTATCATTTGAACCAATCGAAGTCTTGATATTCACGACGTGACTTTCACCTTTATCGTCAATAACAGTCATGTCGCCAAAGTTACGCAGTTCTCCACCTACAATGCGATCATAGAACTGAGGTTGCTTCTTCAACCAAGCAATAATGTTGTCTTCGTCTTGTTTAGAATTAACACGGCCCTCGTCATTCTCATTAACTGCTTGCAGGTTGGCTCCCTTGAGTGCTTCTACAATATCGTTCAATATCTGTGGTGCTTTAGGATTATGTGTCATTATAAGTACGCTCTTACTGTGTCTGCTCTATGCACTTAACATAGTATAATTCACTATAATTGTCAAGAACTTTCTTAACGCATTTTACTAAAGTTTTTATCTTTGTAGAACTCCATCTTGGATTTGAAACGACCATCTAGAATTTCACCTTTATGTGAAATAACAAATACATTCGTATCAGCACCCAAGGTATGAATAATCTTAAACAGATTTTCAACTCCATCGTTATCTAGGCTAGAATCAAATGTCTCATCTAGAATCAGCAGATTAGTTGCTACAGAGTTTTTCATCTTAGCAATCTGTCTCCAAGTAAACAGCAGTGCAAGGTCAATGCGTTGCTTCTCGCCTTCACTAAAGGATTCATAAGAGAACGTATCACGGTGCCGTGAACGAATAGTCTCACCAAAACTTTCATTCAATTCAAAATGAACAAAGAAGTCCAGTGTCTGTAGATACTGATTGACCAGTTTATTCATCACAGGCAGATATTGCCTAATAATCTTGGTCTTGATACCAGTATCTTTCAGCATATCAGCAATCACACTGCTGTAGTCATACTCTTCAGACAGTTCTAGTTTCTGTGTAAGCAGATTATCTTTCTCATTAATAAAGTCTTCAAGGTCTTTATTAGCCTGAACAATATTATCTTTACTATCAGAAGTATCAGTGATCTCTTGCTCTAACTTTTGAATGAGTTTGCGAGACATACTAATCTTAGTATTATTATCACGCAGTAGAGCCTGCAACTCCATAGACTGTTTACTCTGCTCTCGCAATTCATCTACCAATGCTTTACCAGCAGACAGTTGCTCTTCTAACGTCTGAAACGTCTTCTGGATTTTCTTCGCTTGCG